TACAACAGCATCGAAGAAGGAGACAGCAAGTCTATCCAGGATGCGATCATTCGCGCCAAGATGCAGGAGATCCCCGAGGGGAAGTTTATGCTCGGCACAGGATACTACTACAAGCAAATGGTGGAGTACCTGAGCGGCACCAACCGCGGCAAGTTTGTCATCCTGGACAGCAGGGACTATATGAACCTGACTTCACACCAGTGGAAGCAGCTTATTACCAAGTTTCCGCACAAGTGCTTCATCCTTATCTGCTGGGAGCAGGCAGGCAAGCCGCGGGCAAGTTTGCCAAGGATATCGAGTACATGGTGGACATCGTGGCGCATGTAGCACGCTACCGCGCCAAGGTACGCGGACGATTCGGCGGCGGTAAGGACTTCATCATCTGGGACGAAGGCACCAAAAAAAACAGGACATCACCACAAGCATCACTATTCTGATGAAAACAAACATCCAACTCTGGACGGGCATCAGCCCTGAGGATCAGCAGGCGATCATGTTTGAGTCGGCGTACAGCTGGCTCGATGCGATCCTTGCAGAGGAGCCCTACGCACGGGAGCGCATTCCCCTTCAGCCTGCTTTCTGGGCATGGTGGCAGCGCGTATGGGAATCCATCGACCAAGCATTTGAGTCGAGTATATACATCGGACCATTCAGCGGCAAGGTGATGGTGCAGCTTCCGGGCTGTGCCTACCGATCCGCAGTGGACTCCGAGGAGCATCTGGCGGCAGTATGGAGGGACTTCCACCACGTCAGCCGCGTACCAGTCAATCTGCAAATCATCAATCAAACCATCAGACAATCTATCCATGAACAAAAGTATCAGCGCCAGCACTAGGGAACTCAAGCAGGGCTACATCGATCAGATCAATCACCTGCGCCACCCGGACAACAAGCACCGCAGCCGTGCATTCAGACACATCATTCCGCTGCGGCCATTGTACCGTCACGAGATCCAATTTGGATTATTGACAGAAGAAGAAAAACATAGAATTAAAACAAAAATCAGTAGTAAAAACCCATGACAAATCCAATCAATATCGACAGCCTGAGTGCCGATCAGATCGAGCAGCTTCAGGCACAGTTGGCCAAGAAGGCGGAAGCAGAGCGCAAAGCGAAGCAAAAGGAAAAGGAAGCCTACGAGCGCAACCGTGACCGCAACATCAAGAAGGTCGTGGACTTCGCGCTAAAGATCTCCGACAAGGTCAAGGCCGCCAAGCAGGATATCGCCCTCATGATGGAGGAGCAGCATGTAGCCCTCACGGAGTACGGCGGCATCCGGTCCAATAGCAAGGGCGGATTCTCCGTCACCAGCTCCGACGGCATGATGCGCATCACCAGGACACGGGACACGGAGCCCTTCTGGGACGAGCGCGGCACCAAGGCTGTAGCCATGCTAAAGGAGTTTCTGGAGGACACCGCCAAGAAGCGAGACCAAAAGCTCTTCGAGATCCTTATGGGATTCCTCACCAGGAATGAAAAGGGAGACCTCGAATACGCGAAGGTATTCCACCTGATTAAGCACCGCGCCAGCTTCGACGATCCACGCTGGACGGAGGGGCTCGACCTGCTCCAAGAGTCCTTCAATATCAACCTCCGCGGCTACGGCTACGAGATCAGCGTCAAGGACACAGCCGGCAAGTGGCAAAAAGTAAACCTAAATTTCACTTCACTCTAAAACCAAATCAAAACTATGGAACTGGAAATCTTCACACCCAGCACCGTGCAGGCAGCAGGCCGCACAGTCGATCCATCAATTAGGGTCACCAAAATGGGAATGTTTACACTCAATCCCGCAGCGGTGGAGCTAATGGGGCTCACCGCTGGCGAACCTATCGCCATCGCTAGGCAAAAGGACGGTGATCGGTCTTGGCTTGTAGCCAAGCAGCCGCACGGATTCCCTAGCCGCAAGGGCTACGGAGACACGCACGCCAGCATCGTATTCCAGTCGGCCAAGCTCGCGAAGGAAATACTCGCCACGCTCCCGCAGCCTGACAGCAATGTCAAGATCAGGATCAGCAACGAGCCAGTGATGGCAGGGCAGGCAAAATGGTACCCACTCATGACACAGCTGCTGGGTAAGAAGAAAGTGGTGGAGACCCTGGACGAATTGGCACCCAAGAGATTCTAAGGCGATGAGAGCTTATCCATCTCGCAAGGATCAGGAAGCCAGCAGGCAGGCGATGCGCCGCAAGGTCATCGCCCTGCTGATGGCCTGGAAGCCCAGCCACTTTGGCAACTGGTGCGCAGAGCGCGCCTCCTTCAAGTGCGACATGCAGCGCATCTACGACTGGGTCAATACCTACGGACACGCCAAGCCCAAGTGGCTCAACCAATACACCTATTCCGAGCTGGTAAAGCTCGTCTCACAAGTCAAAAAAATTACTAACACACAATCCAATGGCACAAAAAGAACACCTACGCAGCCGCAATCAGGAGATCAGGGAAGTATTCCACTATCTCCGCAAGGTCGAGCGACGGGAGCACACCTACACGATGGAGGTACTGGCAGCCAACTACCACTTGGGCTGGAGCCACATCTGGAAGATTCTCCGCGATCCTGACGAGCCCGACGCGATCAAGGCCCCGTCCCTATTCTACCTCAAGACTGTAAAGCAAAATGAAAACATCCATCCGCTACCTGGTAAAGATCGGTAACAACCCGACACAGATATTCTTCGAGTTCCACCCGAGGACCAAGATCATCCAAGGGGTGCAGGTGATCGGGGAGGATGTCCGGCTCGATCAGGCCAAGTGGCTCCTGGTCAATGCCCCAGCCACAGAGGGTGACTTGATCGAGAACTTTGCCAAGGTAGTCGGCAAGAAGTGCAGCATCCAGTTTGCTCCGATCGACGTCACGTTTGCGATGTTTTGGGACCGGTACCAGGCCAAGGTAGGGAATAAGGAGCGGGCCAAGAAGCTCTGGAACCTCATGAACCAGCACGATCAGGCCGCCGCCTATGCCTATATCGAGACATACAATCGGTACCTGTTCAGTAATCCCACACTGACCAAGGCGTATCCTGAGACTTATCTGAGTCAAAGGAGATGGGAAAATTAGAAGCAAGAAACAAGATGACAGAAAAGAAGAAAAAACCAATCCTCAACAGGGCGCAGCGGAAAGCCCTGGAGAAAGTAAAGAGCCTGGCGGAGTTCCGGGTCTTGAAGCTCGAAGAAAAGAAGTACGGCGTATCCGTCCGCGGGGCCGATGGTGCCAAGCTCAGCATAGTCGTTGAGTGCATGGCGATGTATGTCAACTCGATGATTGAGTACAGCAACGCGAATCCAGATGCCTCCTTTGGGGACTTCTCGCGGTTTGTCAACAATACCATGATCCAAGATCCAAGCTAATGAGATCCACCGCACTGATACTCGCCCTGTCGATCCTGATGGCCTGCGGCTCCGCCAAGCCGCTGACCGTGTCCGCCACGGGTGTCGTCGTGTCTGTTACCGTAACGGACGTTACAGTAGTCTACGAGACGATGATCACCCACACCGGAGACAGGATCGCACTGACCCACCACTTCCCCGCAGGTCACAGCTACCGCAAAGGGGACATTTATCCGAAACATTAACCATTAATCAAATCAAACCATGAAAAAGACAATCCTATTCCTGCTGGTATTCAGCATCCTCGCGATGGCCCTGCCATCCTGCACCGTATTCGGTCCCACCACTGACAAGGCCTACGTGGCCAAGCAGCAGAAGTAAATGATGTTCAAGGGCTACAAGAAAAAAAAGTACTCATAGCGTGTTTGGGTTTATCTGTGATCAAGCGCCTGCCGCCACTGGCGGTGGGGGCTTTTTTAAGATGTGAGATGTTAGATATGAGATTTGAGACACAAGAAACAAGAGACAAGACTATGGAACACTGGACATACATTCGAGCTAAGTTCATCAAGGAGAAAATAGAATCACTAGAACAAATCAGAGCACAAGTCATTGTGACTGATTTCAGGAAAGATGACCCTGTATTTATGATGCTAAGAACACAATTATTGACCGTTCTTGAATCTTATATTTTTGAAAAAGAGGAGCAGTTTAAGGAACTGTAGACTGTGGACTATCGACCATTAACTATTAACTATTAACCAATCAACCAATTTCAAAAAATGCAACAACTGACAGACAATAGCCCGATGCCATTCGGGAAGTACAAGGGGCAGAAGATGGCCAATGTACCGGACCCTTATTTGAAGTGGCTGCGCAAGCAGCTGCGGATGCTACAGGACAAAGGCACCGTACTCAGCGATCACCAGCAGCAGGTGGTGGATTATGTAGATGATTTTGGGGAGGAAAATTTGAAGGAGCGATGAGACAGGTTTTTCGAAGGATAGAGATTAAAGCTCACGAAAGAGCGAACCTAGAAATCATCGAATACAACGATGGAACGGCATCTGTCTCGGTTGACTGTATGTGGACTGGTTGGGTAGATCAATACCCGAAGTTCTCAGAAGACATAATCAAAGAGCAAGAGTCGAAAATCACAAAGCGAATATCAGCCTACAAAAAATGGGAAGGAGATTATAACCCTACGAAATTCCTCAAACACCTTTTGGAAGAGATCAGAAAATCAAGACAGTTATCATTATGAAAATCACTTACGAAATAGACACGCAAGATCCATCCCAGGCGATGGAGCGGCGGCAGCTCGAGAAGGCCAACGACATGGCCATGGTACTCTGGGAGATGACCTTCAATGTGCGAAAGCATGTCAACAACCGGGTGGAAAACGCAGTAGCCGACGGCTACAGGGTCAGCGCAGAGGATGCGATCAGCTGGGTATTCCAAGAATACAACAGATTGATGGAAGAGCACGGGATACGGGTAGAGGAGCTTAACAATTAACGATATGCCATACCTATCATACGATCGGATCAGACACGACGGCCAAAGCCGCTACGCAAAGGAAATATCCGCCAAGGTCAAAGAACTCGTGGAGTATCAGGGAATACGCCATGCGGCGGAATTTAGGGAGATGATGAAACGGTGGATGGAAGACATGCCGCGCCATAATCAGTTCCATATTACAGACAGGTATAAGGTGGTACAGACAGGATTCAAGGTCGAGATCAGGCGACGCAAGGACGTATTCTCCACTGATTTCCTGACCATCTTCGAAATCATCGAACATCCAGACAACTAACCCCATGAGACAAACCTGGAAAGAAATCACTATCAAGTTCATCATCTTCATAGCGGCAGCACTGCTGCTGCTATGGGTGAGTGGATGTAAACCCCGTGAACAGCGCGTCCGGGATAAGTACGTGCTGAAGGTCTACGAGCAATCAGGATCACTTGATGAGTGGTCTATCATCATCGGCATTGACTCAGTCTACATGCACAGCAGCACCACCGCAGACATCTGGATCGATGGTCGCAAGAGCCGAATCATCGGGGACAAGTTGCTGGTGGGGAGGTAACGTATCGGGGCTTGTAGCAGTAGGGGATTTATAGCACTACTGTTGAATAAAGCACCAAAGCTGATTAGAAGTACACAGCTCAATTAAAGCACTTCTGCCCCTATTGCTACAAACCCTTGTTAGCAGAAGTGGCGGTCAATTTACAAGGGTATAATTTTTAAATTCAAAAAATATGTGGTCAGAAAAAGACAAAAAACAAAGAGAAATTGATAGTGCAAAAGCTGAAATAACACAAGCGGAAGCATTAAAAGTATTGTTGTCAAATAATACATTGGCAGCCGAAATTCATATTGCTGGTATGGTAATGGGAACTTGTGATAATAAGTGGCTTTTACCTGTTGTCGAAAAACAGATAAAAGAACTGAATAAATTTTTAAATGGTCAGCCGAACTTATGGGAGTAGCCATTTCTGCTAACGTTTTCGGGCTTTGCGTTCGGCAGGGCTTAGAAGTACAAAAGATTAATTAACAACTAAAGTTTAATAGAATGAAAAAAGCTGAATTAACAACTCAAACCCCTGCTGACGCAAAACCCGTGTTAGCAGAAGTTCCATGCAAGAAGCATAAACCGAAGCAATTAGATTATTTAGCTTGGCATGATTGGGCAGAGAAGATGCAAAGACAAGGCAAAGAACAAACACAGTGCAAGAAGTGTGGTAGATGGTATTTTAAATCGGAGATGTGAGGCATTTCTGCTAACGTCCTAGTGCTTTGCGTTCGGGCGGGATTTTAACAACAAAATTTCAATAGAATGAATACAGATGATTTAACCACAAATGCTGATGCAGGGCAAGTCGCCCCGCCTGACGCAAAACACTTGTTACCTGCCGTGCCTTCTCACGAGGTTGTCATGGCAGAAATTTACAAGTGGGCTGATGAAATAAGAATGCCGTCTGGTTATGATGGTGATTTGGAAAAACTTTACAAACGATTGTCTGTCTTATGGCATGGCAGGTAACATATGGCTAACCGCACATTTTACGGCACAAAAAGACTATGGAAAAGACAAAAAAAGTACTCAGACGGGTCAGGATCGCGGAAAAGATCCTCGACCACTACCGCGCAAAGTATCCGGGGATATCCTTGCAGCGGTTCATTGATCTGGCACTGGAAAACCAGTGGCTCAGGGATAGAAGGGAGAGGGTGGTGAAACCTTTTTAGATGTGAGATGTGAGACATTAGATATGAGACTATGACAGAACTACAGAAAGAATTTGAAGCAACGGGGTACTCAAGCTGGATCAATTCAGACTTGTACCCAGACGGTAGAATCTACACACAGGAATACACCCAGTGGCTGGAGAAAAGGATCGAGGAATTAACCAAAAAACCTTATCAACAGGAAATCGTTTTATTGATTTCCAACGAGACAGACATGACAATCGAATCCGCTTGGCGTAATCTATCTGATGCAAAGGATGAGTGTGATCGATTGAGTGAAAAAAAGCCATGGAATGAATACATGGTAGTGGAGCTAAAAGTACAATAAGACTATGAAAAAGGGAATCACATTGATCATCATGCTGCTGCTGGCTGTGGGAGTGCAGGCGCAGACGGCGATGAAGTGGGCGGGCAAGCCCTCAGAGCTGCCGATCATCCTATCCGACGGCACGGAGATCCGCGTAGGTACGCAGATCGAGATGCACCAGGGCAGCAACTTTGACGGCACCTACAAGTATGCTTACACCTCCAGCGGCGGACTTCGCGACGCTGACCGTGACAGAGATCCGCTACAGCAAGGCCGCCGATCAGCTCTTTGCGCTCGTGGAGTTCCAAGGGCGATTGTACCTGGTCGATATCGAGAAGGGATTGAGAAGTGGGGAGATAAAGGAAGTACGAAGGACGAGGTGAGAGACAAGAAGCAAGAGGCAAGAGACAAGAAAGCCCCGAGGGATCGGGGCTTTTTTTTATGGCTCAGGGTCTGGTGGTGGCGGTGGTGCTGCCCAAGGGAGCCGGGAGCGGCTGCGGCGGTACTCGTAGCGGATGCGGATGGTGGATACGATCAGGTTGCGCGCAAATAGGGGCTTTTCGTAGCCTACGATTTGGATACCCTCGTAGTGGTGCAGCAGTGCATCGATATGGTCGGCATAGCCAAGCGCATCCTTGTAGGCATTCAGATCTGCGCTGTCGTCCCTTCCCTGGTAGAAGTTGTCGACCACGACCTTGATCCCAATTTCGATGGTGCCGGTCTGCTGTCCATCCCTGGCATCGAGCGGCAGATCCGCAAAGTCCACCGCCACATAGGGCCGCGGTGGCTGGGGATAGTTGGCTTCGTCCCATTGGGTCGGGTTGTTTTCCCATGGAATGACCGCAGCGGGTGCGGTGATCTCCTTTTCGGTGTAGTAGTCTGCCGAATCCTCGCCCATCAGGCGGTCTTGGATCAACTCTAAAATACTTGCGTAGCTCATGTGTAACGGCTGTTAAGTGAATACTTTTTTGAGTTCCTCAGTGATGCCTTCCGCTATCCTGGCATCGAGCACGGGCGATGGTCCGATAAACTGGCGCTGCGGCATCTTGAAAGTGATCGGCCCTTTCTTCAGCGCCAGCCACTTCCACTTCACATCTTCCTCCGATACCTTCAGCGATCCGTCGGGATTGGCTTCGTACAGGTAGTGCATGGCCCAGAAGAAGCGGCGCATCCTTGGCGTGATCACGCGGGTGATCTCTGCGCCATCATTGTGGGCGATCATGTAGTCCAGGTCTGTCCCTACGCTTACCACGTTACGTGTTTTGCGCAATACGCGAATAGAGCGACGGCCACGGCCTGTCTTCACCAGCAGCGCGCGGCTCGTATCCCCATCCTTGCGCGGGGCCCAAGCCTGCCCATCAAAGGCCGCCTTCTCATAGTTGTCCAAGACAAAGCCCATGATCTCATCTGCTACGATGTCCGGCAGGATGCGCAGGAAGGTATTGTACCGCTGTATGACTGTCTTGATGTCAGGCATGTTTTATCGAATTAAGTTTCTCTCGATCGAAACCTGCAAGTAGTCTATGTGTACAATGTCAGCCGCGGCGTCTGTCGTAGATTCCGTAGCGATCACCCCCGCACCTGTCTCGCGATTGACAGCGGTTGGGATGTTGGTCGTGATTGTTTCCTGCCAAAGTTGCGTACCAGCCTCGCTAAATATCGTGAATACCGCCTGTGTGGGCGATACTACCACGACGCTGGCGGTGTACCAAGTGTTCAGTACAGTTTGAAAGGTGCTGGCAGCTATTGTCTGCACGTTGTTGTTGCGCGTTCTGGCCTCGATGACACCTGTAGCAGGGATGTACTGAAGGTAGACACCGTCAACTGGGTCGGTTGCTGAAGTCGAGTCAAAGTAACCAATCCTGAACTGGATCGTCGTCCGTGCCGAGGGTCTTCGAAAGCAGCATATCGTGCGTTCACCACCAGCAAGCCGCAGCGAGTTGGCCTCGGTCATGATCCTGTATCCGCCGCCCGCCGTCGTACCGTCGCGCAAAGCCACCACTCCGGGGTGGTTCGGTTCACCAGCTATTGCGGCAATCGCTCCGCCCGATATCGTCGTGCCGCCGAGACCGTTTCCAAAGGGTGTGGCGTTGTTCAAAAAATCTGATTCAGCGATCACCGTTCGGAATCGTGTTGGCTCCCAAGCGGGGCCTTCAGGTCCCGGAGGGCCAGTTGGTCCCGTCGCTCCTGGTGTTCCGGGTTCGCCTTGCGGTCCCGGAGGGCCAGTTGGTCCCGTCGCTCCTGGTGTACCTGGTTCACCTTGTGGTCCGGGAGGTCCAGTTGGTCCCGTCGCTCCTGGTGTACCTGGTTCACCTTGTGGTCCGGGAGGTCCAGTTGGTCCCGTCGCTCCCGGTGTGCCGGGTTCGCCTTGCGGTCCCGGAGGGCCAGTTGGTCCCGTTGCCCCTGGTGTTCCGGGTTCGCCTTGCGGTCCCGGAGGGCCAGTTGGTCCCGTTGCTCCCGGTGTTCCGGGTTCGCCTTGCGGCCCTGGCACGGGATAGTAGGTCAATACTTCCCGATTACCCACCACCACTGGCGGGGTGTTGGAAAACTGCTTCATCTCCTCAGCCAGCTCCAGCTGCCGATCTGGTGTCAGCTGATAGGTTTCGACTGGCTTGGGAGTAGGGTCGATATGGGGAATGACTTGAGACATGAGAGGTGAGATGTGAGATGTGAGACAGGAGATGTGAGACAGGAGATTAAGGAGCGGTGCGGTCGATGATCAGGGCGGCGGGGGTGCGCTGGAAGTATGGATGGGACTCGGAAAATACCATCTTCTTCTTGCCAGGGTTGAACTGGAAGGCTTGGCTGATTCCCTCACGCCCTGGAATATCCGCGTCGGGTGTGATCGTGCCGCGGCGTGTCTGCTGGAGTGTGCATCGGCAGTTGTACTCCAAAAGCGGAGTCATCCAGTCCCATGCCGGGTGATCTACCGGCAAGGTGATGCCGTTGTACTTCCGATGCCGCGTGCGGTCATCGAGCACGGTACGGTAGCGCAGCAGCGGCAGTGCTTCTTTGTTGGCCTCAAACTCCTGCCACTTGCCCGCCATCTGTGCGTTACCGATAGCGGTATTGTACTCCGCTTCCAGCCAGCGGACATTGTAGTCCTCATAGATCCCCAGCACTTCATCACGGAAGGCCTGGAAAGTCTTGATCTCGCCATCCTCCCCAACCAAGGCCCCAAAAAGGTCTTGGATCATGGAAAACTCCTTGGCAGTGCTGAACTTATAAGCGTTGTCCTTCAGTGCGCGGATCAGTCCTTCATCCGGTGCTTTCTCCAGCTTGCCGGCGCCGATCTCGATGGCTTTGGCCAGCTCAGCATAGACGAGATCCACGAGCAGCTGCGGGATCTCGTCACGGCTCATGCTGCCATCGTGGATTGCCCTAGCTATCCGCAGCACTTCCGCCCTGGCATCGTCTTGCTTGGTGAGTTCGATCATTTTCCTGGCATCAGGAAGATGGTCATACCCTCCGTACTCAGCGAGCGCCAGGGCTATTGGCTTTTTTTCGTCCTCTGCCTCCTCAGGATCGGCACCAGGTGCAGCCATTACAGGAGCGGGTTTTTTGAAAAACTCCTCATCCTCAGCTGTAGGTGCTGGCATGTTTAATTCCTCGTACATGTACTCCCTGTTGATCGGTACGCCGGCATTGATCAGGGAGGTGAATATTTCTGTCTTCTCTTTTGGCGTGAGCTTGATGGTGTCGTCAAACTTCCACGTCAGGCCGCGCAGCTGATTGAGCCCAAAGGTCTTGATCAGCATCGGCTTCACGACCCAGTTCATCTGGTACTCGATCCAGACTTTATCCTCCAGGTTGATCGCTTCCTCTACGTCCTTATGGATGTCTCCGAGGGCGTAGCTGCCCTTTCCATCCGCTCCGGTGGTGAGTGTCTGCCCGAGGATGGCGATGGTCATCTCTTGGTTCATGATGCTGTTGAACTCCCCGAAGCCACCAGATCCTGCGCTCGTGCTGGTGCTGATGTGCTGCACGGTGGTGCCGCGTGGGAGGATCACATAGGGTGCCGCGCCTGACTTCTGCGCCTGCTCTTCCAGCTGCTTGCGCGTGTCGAGGTTGTTGGGGTCATATTCATACACCCGCATCGGCATGCCAAAGAGTTCATTGTACTGGGCGAAGTCCGACCAGTTGTTACGCTTGAAAAGTACATAGGGCAGGATATTGATGAACTTGCCCAAGTCCCGCGGCTTACCAAACTCCAGCAGGTAGTTTTTGAAAGGATCTTCCCGGTAGGGGATTCCCTTGCTGTAGGGCTGGTCGGCAATGTAGGAGATCATACCCATCTCAGGGTGGACGTTTCTCCGAGGCACCAGCCGCACCGTAAAGAGCTGCTCCAGCTCGGGATCTTTGATGGCCTTCTCGTTGTATTCGAGTTCGACCAGGCTATTGCCCCAAAACTTCGACTCCATCATGAAGCGCAGCAGGTCTGTCATCCATGGAGCCTTGAATAGCTGGATGAGCTTCTCGTCCTCTGTGCCTTCCAGCGATGGCGGGGATATCGTGACCGCGCGGAAACGCTTATCAAGGAGCGCATCCAGGATACCGTCAGTGATGCAGTTTTCGATCAGCTCATAGTAGGCCGAGCGGTTGGGATTGGATCGGGACTCCGCAGCCAGCTGGGCGCGCCTGTACTTGGCCATGTCCGCAGGTCCACGGTTGACCTGGGCGGTCGTGATCTTCTGGTCGATGACCTTGATCTCGTAGACTCCGGGGTCTTTGATTTTGAAGCCGTATTTTTCCATTCTAAGATGAATTGGGGTTGGTGGTTCGTTTTTTTGCTTGCGCAGCTTGTAGGGGTGTTAAACAGGTGTTAAACGGGCTGCTAGTATCTCGTCTGTCTCCGTGTCTCGCTTCCCCAACTTGCTACGCCCGTATCGGGCCTGACTGCCTCGGGTAGCATGGGATTGAGTGTGCCCTCTGCTACCTTCTCCAGCCATTTAATCGAAAGGTCATAGTCATCGATCCGCAGCTGCGGGATCTGTGAGCTGGGCAGGCTCTTGTGGGCGTGGTAGAGTGCGATGTAGACAGCCCGCAGGACGATAATCGGATTGCGAGGATCTTCCTTGGCCCAGACGGGCGTAGGCTGTGACACGTTGGTCGATGGGCGGGTGTCGGTATTGCTGGCGAGCGCCTTGTAGATGGCTCCGGCATCATAGACCAAGTCGTCCGCTTCCCACGCGAAGGCATTGTTCCAAGGAAGGATCGGCGGGAAAACCTTCTCCGTGTCGTAGCGACCGGACAGGTAGGAGTTCATCTCCGCTACGGCTGCCAGCTCTACCTGCGCCATGAGCGCGGTGTTGCCCAAGAGAATATCTTCCTTGATGGCGGTGCGGATGTAAGGGGTGTAGTCTTCGGGAATGAGGTACATAGACGTGAGATGTGAGATGTGAGACTAGAGATTCCAGGAGGCGGTGCGCTCGATGTCGAAGCGTCGGCCAATGATTGCAGGCTGGGCCAGTGCTGCCATCTCATTGAGGAGATGTACCGCGCCTTCAAAGGCATCCGGCCCGTCCTTCTTGGTCTTCTTGGGCGGGTCAAATGCCTCAAAGGCAGTGATGAAATTACGGAAGTGTGGATTGGTTTCCTCTGCTTTGTTGAAGAGGACATTGCCACGCTGGAAGATTCCCTGAAGGGCCTTGATCCGCAGATCCTTGTCGGGCTTTTTCCTGGTATCTCCTGACAGTGGAATAGGGAATCCTTTGGTCTTGGCAGCAGCTGCAAAGTCTTCATAGAGCAGGTCCAGCAGAAACACTTCTTCCATGTACCACTGCGCCTTGGCATTGTGCCGCTGAAGCCAAGCGTAGAGATCATAATGCCAGTCCACCATCTCCATACGTGACGCGGCTCCGCAAAAGACCTTGTACACGTAGTAATTGCCATTTTGTAGCCCGACGAGGACGAGGGCCTTGCTGTCGCTGGTGCCGGTGTTTTTGAATCCGCCGTCGAGGTAGGCGATGAGGTTTTTCATGCTGGATACAGGCGGCAGTTTGTCCCAGCGCCACCACTCCGGGAGGAACCATTTTCCCTCTGTGATGGGATTGTTCATATACTCCGACTCAAAGGCCGCGTATCCCGCGTCAATCTCGATCTGAAGGATATCGTCCTTGGAGTACTTGGCAGGCCAAGTGGGATTGCCGGCAGCGTCACGGATGGGTATGTCAGACACATAGTACTCAATCTCCGCTTCGCCGCCGAGCTTTCGTCCCATTGTCTTTTGCAGGGCCTTGATCTTCTTTTCGGATTCGGCCCACTTCTCCGCCAGCTTGGCGGTCACTGACTTCTCGTGGATGAGGTTGTTGGCCTGAAGGACGCGGCCTTGGCCTTTGTCCATGGTCGGCACCAGGGAGCGCAGTATCCAGTTGACAAGCTTCTCGACACGGGGCTCATTCTGCACCATCTCATCATCGTCCACGTCATCGATCACGATCAGATCAGGACGAAAGGCACCCTTTCGGAGACCGCGGGGCTTCTGTCCGATACCCAGGGCAAAGTGTGCGCAGCCGTCGCGGGTGGTAAAGTTACCCTCCTGCCAAGTGCCCAGCTGGTACTGCTCTCCCCAGTCCTCGATGTAGCGTTGGTTGAATTGCAACTCTGCCTGAAGGTCTCCGAGCAGGTTGTCCGCAGCGTCGTTGTTTGCTCCCACGAGTACCATCGTGCGGTACTGAAGCTTTCTTTCCTGCACCTTCAGCCACATGGGCAGCATGATATCCGTATGGACGGACTTGGCCGCACCGCGAAACCATCGGGCCTGCGCCCTGAGGTTGGTATGCTTGCGGACCTTGTTGGCCAGATCGATGTGGAAGGGGGCACACTCGCACTTGGCATAGTGCGGAAAGTAGTAGTTCACGAAAAATCTATAGTCCTTGACGGCTTTCTTCTTGCGTGCATCGCGGTCGGCCTCCGATTCACCTGCGGTGATTTTGGTGGCGGCGAGTACGCGCTGGCAGTGCTCCTGCCAGTCCTGAAGCGATCGCTTCTCTTGGGTGGTAAGGATGCGTTGGTTCATGCTTCGCCGTAGTTGCGGATGAAGGTATTCTGATGGGGAAGTAGCTGCTTGGCAAGCTCGAAGTCATGGCGCAGCAGGTGCTCATTAAAGTCCTTGAGCACTTGGATGACCACAGCGAGGTTGATCTTCTTGTCGAGCTTCTCGATGGTGCCGGCCAGCTTGTGGATGCTGTCCGCCTCCTTCGAGTTGAGGGAGCGCTTTTCCGTCTTGGCGTTTTGCTCGATTTCGGATATCTGAGACAGGAGGTTGGAGACGAGCTTGTCGCGGGTGATAGACTTCATGTCGCGGATGCGCTTCCAGTCGTTGTCGTTGACCCAGCGGGAGATCGTGTTCTCGGGAGTCTCCAGCATGGAGGCAATCTCCTTCTGCGAGTAGCCCGACATGAAGTAGGACTCAGCGAGGATCTTCCGTTTTTTCAAG